CATGGTCTACTTTCTTAACTACAGGTTTATTTGTTTCAACCTTAGCTTTAGGTTCTTCTTTCTTTGTTTCATGTGAAACGTCTGCCTTTTTATCAGAACCACCAAACCATTGCTTGAACTTATTGCTAATAATAGAACCAAAGGACTTACCCTTAATTTTCTTCACAAATTTATTTTCTACCTTGTCGTAAATTCTGCCGTCTTCATAAACTTCGTATCTTACTTTCTTGCTCATTTCCATATTCTCCTTATATATTAAAATGTGTGTGTTAATCTACTTGCTGACTTGTTAGTCAGGTACTGCGCTGTCTAGGTTTATAGCTTGTTCTGCTTCACTAGTAATCTCTGAACCTTTACCCTTACTTTTATGAACTTTCTGGGCACTTGGCTGCGGATAATGCAATTGCTATTTGATTTTACCATACCATTCATCATTACTGAATGCCACTATATCTATTACTAGTATAACTTGGTTAAATAGCTTTTAAGCAACTTCCCGCAATTCACAGTATTTATTTGAATCAGTCCAATGGTGTTTAGGCTGATTAGAACTGCTCCGACTGGTAGCTGTTCCAGTAATGTTATAGTTTCCATGAACGTTGTAGTCCTTATTAGAAACCAATTTCAATAATTTGTCTGTGAAACTTGATAGTAACTGTGCCACTTTCGAATACTGCTGTAGTAAAAGTAACATATCATAGTTACCGTCATTGTCTTTCTTAGACTTTCTTAATAGATATTCAATAGTATCTTTACCAGCACTGTAGTCTTCCATAGTAATATCTTCTTCTTTTTTATCCTTGTCATTCCAAGTTGAAGACTTGATATACTCCTTACTGTACGGTAAAGTGTAGCCCATTTTCTTGAATAATAAGTTAGGTGTATCGTCTTTAGACTTAGGGTTAAACTTAGTTTTCCCATCTTTGAATGCTGTACGATACTTAACTATATCTTTATCTCGCTCTTTAACTGGCTTTTGAAATTCCATTAGCCCCATTTCATACAAGTTCTCTTTTTCATGTTCGATTTCTTGTACAAGTGGGTTCTTTTCCATTTCTTTAAGTAAACGTTCTTTTTCTTCGGTATACTTAACAGTTATCTTTTCCATATACTTAGTATCTGCACGTAAACCCCAAGATTCCAAACAGGAAAAGGCAGTAGTTATCTTTGCATAGTAGTCTGTATATAGATATACCAACTTATGTTCTGGGTCTTTCTTGTCATTCATCATCATATCTAATAATCGATTATGAATTCTCAAACAACAGTCAGCATCTCCAGCTGCATAATAGCTCATCAACTCTAAAGGAATCCATTCATAGTTGAAATCGTTTGATTTCTTACTACCCTCTGGGTCAATATCATTAACTATCTTATTAGCACGTCTATACTTATTAATTAATGGTATTGCTACTATGTTAATGCACCAGTTCTCTAAGCCATCATAGTAAAAGTGTTTACTCTTAGCAATTTCCCAATCAAGCTGGTTCTTAATCTCTTCATAGTCAGATTCATCTAACATAACAGTCTTATCTGTTGTTTTAAGTCCTGCTTTCTTGATTTTAGCCATTAACACTTTTTGAGTAGTGGGGAAAACCTTGCCATGTACAAAGACTTTATAATCTTCTAGTGGTGCGTCATAACCACCCATGTTAGTTAAACCATAAGCTAAGTCAGATAATTTCTTGTTTGTCTTATCTTCTTGACTTATCTCTAACCAATAACCAATCTTAGTATCTGTTACATTGTTAGCCCATGTGATATGGTCTGTACTCATCAAAAACCTAAGGTCAAACTTTATGTTGTGTCCAACTTTTAGCAGTTCTGTTTCTGGTGGTAACTCTTTTTCAGGGTGGTCAGAATGGAAAGGTATATCTCCAACAGTCTTAGCTTGCATTACAACATCTATAATATCGTAAAGCTCATCTAAATCTTCCCTAGTCCATAAGTTAGGCTTGCCTAGAATAGTTTTACCACTAGGTTGATATACTTCCCAGTGTTCTAATGGTAGGGAAGCTCCTTGACCCTCTTCCCATGAAAAACTAAAGATAAGTATCTTAGCACCTTTTCGGTTAGGGTTAAGAGTGTTATCTTCTGTGTCCCATGATAGTTTTCCAGTAATCTTACACCTTGCGACTAATTTCTTGAACTCTTCAATTAAACGTGGCTCATGATAACTAGCAGCTCTTCTGGTTTCAAATACTGAAACACCTTTCTCTAAGTATGACTTTAAAACGTTAATACCAATATCCCTCTGTGAAATAATGTTAGGGGATAATTCTACATATCCTTGTCTAAACAGTGGTAACACATAGTATTCATTATCTTTAATAAGTGCTTTGTAAACCGACCCTTGACACTTAGTAATATTCTTATCGATTAAATATTTAGTACAAAGTGTTCCTTGAGGAATGATTAACTCTGGCTTGTACTTGTCTATATAATCACTCATCAAGTCTTTATAAGGGTTTAGTTCTTTTGCAGCAGGGTTATTATAGCTTAGTACTTTGCCATCTTTACCCATTGACTTAGCTTTAGGAATCTCATTGTAAAGGAACATAAACTTGTAGTCTGTACCTTCTCTTAGTCCTAAATCTTTTTGCAGTAGTTGCTTAAAGTGTTTACCTTCTGTACTACTGCCATAGTCAAACTCTCCTGCCTTATTTACATACTCAAGTCGGGGATAGTCAAGCATGATGATTATTTTTCTGCTCATGTTCTACCCTCTATTCTATTGTTCTTCTTTTAATGTTCTGGTAGCAATATCTAGTGCATCTTTCATACCTGAAAAAGATGATGCCTTGAGTGTTGTATGCTCTTTAATTGTTCCATTCTTACCAAGAAGTGGGTTATATTTATTATGCTCTTTAACAAACTTTGGATATAACGAATAGAAATTACCACAGACTACTCTCTTGCCTTCTGCAATTGAATTAGCATCAAATAGATAACTAGCGTCTAGGACTTTCTTAATTTCGTCTTGTTTCATACCAGTCATTCGACCGATATATCTAATTCTATCAATAGTCGTTGCAGTTTTAAGTTTTGCCATTATTTATTCCCCTCCTTTACCAATTTATCTAATTCACTCTTGTCTTGTTTATCAGTACATATCATTGTGATATATGTGCCCCAACTTGAGAAAGCTTTCTCTACTGATTTGAAAACATCATACTTAGTCTTTGGATAGCTGTACCACTTTCCATCTGGTCTAAGATAATATTTAGTTTTCCTAAATTGAGCCATGAAACCTTTTTCAGTACCTTTACCATAGTCGATTTCTTCCTGCGTCAAAGGACAAATATCTAATTGAACCTCATCAATTGAAGTCTTGTATGGTTCGAATGCTGAAATAATCTGTTGTTGTGTCATATCAGGAATAACAAGTGGAACATCAAACACTACTCTAGTAGCTTCATGTGCTTCTCTTACAGCTTCTATACTGTGCATGTAGTTAGCTTTATAAGAGTACAATACCGAAGTGTTACCTAAACCTTTGGATAATGCATCTAACATTGAATCAGATACTTCACGTTGGTGGGGGTGGTAAACAAAGTCCACTCCCATATTCAATAAATCAATAATATCTGATTCTTCTATATCCTCACTCTTGTTAGGTAAACCTTCTGAATAAATATAAATGTGATTATCAATAACACCTTTATCCAGCTTTTTCTCTAAAGATTTCTTTACCTTTTTAATGTTAGCTCGATTAATTCTAATCATGCTATTAACATCATCTGTTGTTATTGAATTATAATTCTTATATTTATCTGTATTGCCAATTGTTAACCGTCTTGACCGTGAACGTTTACTACTAGCCCTTGTTGGTGGTGTGTATGCCATCTTGTTCCTCCATTGTGTAAATACTTTCTAGTCCTAGTTTAGTATTTAATGCTGTGTTTACTAAACCACGATAGGTATTTAAATCATACCATGTTGAATAGCTCAATGACTTAGACACTAATTCTTCATAAGTTAACCATGCTGAACCAATAGCTGGCTTAATATCTCTTCTGGTAGCTTTATGAGTGGAATATAATTGAATTAAGTCTTTGGTATATTCTGCTAACTGGTCATTTGCTTGTCCAATTGTCTTGCTATCTTTATCTTTATACTTAGTAAACAACTTAAATGAGTTGTACCAAATACAGCTAATAAAATAAGCATCACTCAAAGCAAAAATCACTTGACGGTTTGCATTATCGCCCTCGGCTAGTTCATTAAACTTAAACTTATCTTTAAACAAGTTATCATTTACGTCATTCTTAATGCCATATTCACAAAGAGTGTCCATGTATAGTGACAACTTATTGTTAAAATCAGGCACAACTAAAGGGTAGTATTCACTCATACTAGCGACAATAGAAAAGGACTTCCCAAACAATGACGTGTAGTTATCCTTGGTTAATTTAAAATCACTCATAAACCTCTTAGCCTTTCCAATATATCGTCTGCTACTGAATTAGCATCTTTAGTAACTTTTTTCTTAGTCTTTTTCTTAGACTTAATTACTTGCTTTGTCCAATCAACACCATCATATAAACAGTTTGCTTTGTCATATGGTATTTTCACAAAATCTTCTAATAAGAAAGTAATGGTTTTAATCTTCTCTTTAGAACTATCCAATTCAGACTTGTAAGAAAGCGTCTTAACAATATAAGTGTCTACTTCCTTAGCTAACTTTGCATTAAATGGTGCTGTGATAAAAGTCTTAACTCTGTTTCTTCTGTAAACTAGCAATGGTACCTTATCAATGTTGATACCTTCACGTACTGATTGAGCTATCCATTCAGGAAAATGTGAGTTTCCTTTAATAAGATTCTCAATAGTCCAACCTTCAAACCGTTTACACTCAACTAAATAATTAAAGTTAATTTCAGGGTCTGCTGTTACATCTCCATCTACATTCATAGATGCTGACCAGTCATATGCACCCGAAAGTGGAACTACATAAAACGCCTTCTCTAAGGGCTCTTTAGCTGTCTTGTTATACCAGTCCGTTAAGTCCTTAGATATTTCTGATTCATATCCACTACCCTTTCGGTGTGAACTTCTACCTAGGGCACTTCTGTCTACCATAGACAACTATTCCTTAGAATTATTCATTTTAAGAACCTTACCCGATTCTTCTTTGTTCTCATCTTGAGTGTAGGTTGCTTCGGCTACAATCGCTTTTCCATCTTGCTCTTTTGCTTTTTGCTTTAAGTTGTTTTTCTCGAACTGCTTAGTGATTTTCTCTAAATCAGTTTTAATTTTAGCCTTAGTGTCCTTGTTATCCGCCTTAACCTTATCAATTGCATTATCCATATCTTTCTCATTTTGTAAGAATTTATGCTCTTTAATGAAATTGTAACCATCATCTGATAAGTCGCCCGTTTCATGTAACTTTTCAACTAAGCTCTCTACCTTACGTGCGGATAAAGTATTATCTTTAAGAATATACTCATGCATTTTAAGAGTATCAGTATTTAATGTTTGTACAGGTTTAACAATCTGTTCATTATAAGCTGTAATATAAGTTGCTAAATCGTTAAACGTTACTGTTGACGTACCAGTATACTCAATATCTGCCTTGAGCTTTTCTAGTTCTACTGGGTCATTATTAGCTTTTTCTAATAAATAACCTTTACCTGCGAAAAGAAAGTTGATGAAATTTAATTTACTTTCCTCTGAAACTTTATTTTTTGCCATTCTTGCTATCTCCTAAAATATGATAATCTCTTTTAATTGCTCTAAACTGTGCTTCAACTGATTCTTTTTCACTATTAGTAATTAGATTCTTCTGTTTTAATAATCTCACAAGTATCAATAATTCACTATCAATTGCTGTAAAATAGTTAGCTGCAACTTGTGCAGTCTGCTCAAAGCAATAAGAAAACATTTCTTCTACATCTGACCATGATAATGACCTANGTGTGCCACCAACGTCTACTTGATACTGCTTAAGTCTTGTTTCTGCATAATCTTTTTCAGATTCAGTTTCAGCTTTACTATAATCTGCATATAGTTTAGCAACTGTATTTACATAATTAACGGCTGATGGTAATTCATCAACTTCATTATTTTTGTCTGCCATTGTAAAACCTCCTTATTTCTACATTATAGAATAGATTACGATAAAAGTCTAGTAAAATTTTGATAATAAACTGAAAGAATCTATTCCTTGAGGGGTAGCTTTAATACTATTATGACCTATAATCTCCCATGCTCGTTGTGCCCCCAAGGCATTTGCGTCTTGTCTGGTTGGGTTATAAACAATATAAGTATTCCCATGATACTTATATAATTCAATAGCTAGTGCTGTCATTTCTTCCCAAGCGTCCATATCTAGCATAATAGCTAGGTTTTGGCTAGGCTTTAAGTTATTTATCAGTAATGCCTTTTGTACGTCTGTTAAACCTTTACCATAAGTAGCTACTGCAGTCACACCTAAGGTCATAGCATCTGGTACACCTTCTACAAGCACTACTGTGTCATTAGCTAGGGCAGGATATAAGTTATAAATAACATCTCCCTTACCTAAATGGTCTGGTGTTTCTGGTGCATTGATTGACTTAGGGTTAGAAGGATAAATAGCACGTGTATTCCAGTACTGATAATCGCCTTTCTCATCATAACAAAAGAATACTACGTGCTTATTAATTGGAAAGAACTTATTTTCTGCTGAAAAAGCTCCCCCATGTTCTATATATCCAATGTGATTGTAAACTATATCTTCCCAAGTAAAACCTCTACTATTTAGATAATTAACATATGGACTTACTTCTGGTTTGTCTGCATCATTTTCTAAGTAGCCTAAACCATGAGGTAAATCAGGTGGTAACTTATCAGGGATAGCTACTTTGGTTAAATCTACCTTTTCTGATTCGATTGTTTCTTTTGGTTGTTGCTGTGACCTAATTAAGACTGCTAGTAGACTTTCTTCTGGTGTAGCATCATCAACAACCATAGTAGCAGTTGTAACAAGTGCATCATCAATTTCTCTTAGTCTTAACTTTGCTTGTGAAAAACTAAGATTTTCAATAGATGCAATTAACTTTGTTGGGGAACCACTGGCTCCGCAATGAAAGCAGTGGTACACACCTAGTACGTTACTAGTATCGTTATCATCTACAGCTGTTTCTTCTGTAACTACATATAGTTTTCGTCTACTACAAAATGGACAATCATATATGGTATCTGGTGGTGCTGGCTGACCTGCACCTAACTGTTCATCTAAATAATCTTTAAGCATATAATTTAGATACCTTTCTCATCACACTTAACATTGTATAAATCTTACCGCAAGAAATAAAATTGTTTTCTTCTGCCTTTGATAAATTAGCTAATGCTAGTGCATATTTTGTTTCAACTCGTTTACTCATAAATGTAACCTTATCATCTTGTGACAGGTCATAATAGTAATTAGAAATTATATCATTAAGCATTGTATCAATAGTCTTATTAATTAGCTTAATGCCTTCTTGTACTTCATAATATGTAAAATCATCTAACCAACATGGTATGCCTAATTCACGTGCATCTGAACATACCAGTAAGTTATCATACTGTACCTGCTTAATAACAATTGAATCTAACCCATTGGTTAAATCGTATCTTAGAGTATCTCTAAAGGTTTTAATTCCATAATCTACATGTGTTACTTCATTATTAGATACTGGAACTAACCTTAACTCATCTAATTCAAATTGATACTCTAAATCGTATTCACTATTAAGTGGATAAAAATTGTTAATATTATTAAAGTCAAACTCTAATATCTTTAACATTGAATTATTTGCATCATGTATTCTTAGTTCACTTTTAAGACCTTTATTCTCCTCAATCTTAAATACTGTCTTCATGCAAAATTTTAAGCTCCTACCGTGGATATACCTTGCTTACTTTTTGTAACCTTGATTGAATTATCAAAAAGTGGTTTCAAGGTTTCGTTATGTGTTATCACAAAGATAGAAGGAATTGTTTTAGCTTTTTCCTTGAGAATTTCAATTACTGATTCACACCCAACTGAATCTAGACCATCAAAGCATTCATCATATATAGCAATATTAGTTGCCGTGTTGCTATGGTCTTGTTGTAAGTCCTGAATTGCGAATGCTATTGCAATATCAATTCTCTTACGTTCGCCTGCTGAACAATTCTGATAGCTATCTGCACCTGCTTGATTGTGTACTTGCAAGTCGAACTTATCAGATAAAGTCTTATTAGCGTTCAATTTCTGTGTATTCATGTTAATTGTTAAGATAGAACCGGACAATTTATTCAAATAGTAATTAGCGTGTTCGTTTAAATAAGGTGTAATCAAATCTAGCACTACACTAGTTATACCTTCTTTGCTAAATACTTTGGTTGCTAATATTTCATAATTAGCTATCTTTTTGTTTAGCTCATCTTTTTCTTGTTCGGCTTTAGCTAATTTTTCTTCCTCTGCCTTTATGTTGTTATTATAACATTTGGCAGGTGCAATAGCAACTCCAGTAAAGCTTTCTAAGCCATCTATCTTCAAGTCGTATTGATTGATTGTCATTTTAATATCTGAACGTTCGGTTCTTATGTTCTGTAATTTATCCTGAAATTCTTTATATTGCTTATTAAATGAGTTCACACTTAATTCCAGTTTGTCTACTGCTGGTTGCCATCTGTCACGAATAGCTTTTGCTTTAGTCAATGATTCTTGGCTTTGAGCTAATTCAGACTTAGCTGTCGTGGCTTGCTTAACAATCGAATCAAGTTCCTTTTGCTTATGGCTTTCATCTAGCTTGTGACCACAAACGGGACAAACTGTCTTGTTAGCAATATCTTTATATTGTTTTCTTAAATCATTAATTTTATTAGTAGCAGTAGTTATCTTTTGATTAGTTTCTGCAATAGTTGCATCTATCTTTCTTAAAGCAGCGTGCGCTTGTTTTAACTTTTCTCCACCATCAGAGTTNGGTTCATTCGCTAACACCTCATTCTCGGCATTCTCAAGCTCTCTAAGACGTTTTTCACTCTCTTTGGCATAGTTNTCNCTAGCTAATTTTAAATCGTCTAAGGTGGCTTTATCTTGCTTGTGACGCTCCTCTTCTTGAGCATATCTTTCCTGCTCTTGCTCATCTAGTGCTTTATACTGACTAATCATGTTATTGTGATTAACAATCTGCTGTTCTATGTTACTTAGCTCTAGCTTAAACTCTTTTAACTTATCACTTGCAACACTCTTAGCTTGAGCGTACACTGTTGTATTTGCTAGGTTTTCTAAGATTTCTTTCTTGCCTTTGTCTGTTGCCTGACTAAAGACTGGTTCATCTGAACTACCATAAGAAATTGTGTTTACATATGTATTAAATTGAATACCAATTAATGTTTGAATAGTGTCATCTGTCTTAGGGTTAGTTGCTTCTGTAATTTCTTTATCATTTAGATATAGTCTTACTTTATTAGCATTGCCCTTTTTGCCCTTACGGTATCTTTTAATACAGTACTTGTCATCATCAATATCAAAATATAGTTCTACATAACAATCTGTGCCTACTTCTTTATTGATAACTGCATTACTAGTTAAACCAGTTACAGTTCTGCCATAAAGTGCATATGTAATTGCTGACAATAAACTAGACTTACCCGAACCCGAAGATGTATACGCATCATTTGAATTATTAACACCTTCAATTAAAGTAACACCTTGGTTATCTAAATTAAGTTCCGCATCATGATAGGATAAAAAATTATGTAGTACTGCTCTTTTAAATTTAATCATTATAAAACACTCTCTAATACCTTTAGGGCATCTTCTTTCTGTTCTGGGTATAACTTGTCCATGTATTTCTTAGTTACTTCAACAGGGCTGTCCTTAGCTTCAATCGGTAACCTAGTCTTAACCTTATATTCTGTCTTAGCTTCTACACGAACACTAGGGTTATCTATCTCTTCTTTAGACACTTTTTTAGCTACATTTGTTGGTAGTTGTAATCTCACATAATCATGCTCATGCTCTTTAGCTATTTCTTCATTCCAGTCTGTTAGGGTTACAAATTTTGGTGCATTAATTGCATGAAATGTTCTTTTCATTGGTACACTATAAGTGACCACGTCAAAGCCTTTTATCTGATTCTCATCTGAAAAAGAAACTGGCATGGTTGAACCGCCATACAATGCTTCATGTTCAAAGGTTAACTCATCTGGTACATAATTATCATCATTCTGATATACATAGCCTTGCTTGTCATTATAAATTTCTTGTCTTTCATGATAATGACCTAAGTAAACTAAATTGAATACCTCTGGACTTGTGTCTTTAGCTGAAAAAGTAGATGCTAATCTGTGTGTTGTAGCACCTTGCTTTGCTCCATTAATTCCTAAATGTGATGAGAAGATAGTTGGTTTTCCCTTAATTTTAGATGCATTCTCCTTAGCATCTTCTAAGTAGCCCAACATAGTTTCTGCATCTTCTCCATAAGACATCAAATAAAAATACGCTTCTGGGGTTTCAAATGATTCTACCCCGTTGATAACCTTTACATTATCTAGTACGTCTAAGGCATCTAATGATGATGCAGCCCCCATTCGATTATTTACCATATCATGATTCCCTGAAATTAAATAAATCTGGGGAACGTCTGAATGACTGGCAAAACAATTAAACACTGCATTAAATACTCTTGTGTCTACAGCTCCACGTTTATGAAACATATCTCCTGCAAACAATACGTCTAAGTCATTCTCTGTTGCATAATCAAGCATGTAATTTAATGCATCTACTTGCCTATGAAATCTGTCTGTCACGTATTCTTCATCTGGCTTTGCAAACTCCTGCCAAATGTGTGCGTGAAAATCTGTAAATAATAATAACCCTTTGCTCATATCTATTCCTTTACTTATACTGGCTCATATTAGCGTTGTGTGCCTTGTTAATCTGATTAATCTTGTCACTACCACTCATCTTTGGACTATTTGAATCACTTTGAGTTCTGAACTTACCTACTTTATTATCTTGGGTTTCCTTCACAATCTCTTCATGATTATCTCTATCTGTTTGAGTTTCATTCTCATAAGAAATTCCCTTTTCGTTAACTTTCATGTAAATCATTCTGTCATCTGGTAAATCTGTAGCGTTACGTACTTTATCTAGGTAGAACCGAACATAACCATTACTCTTCTCTGCTGGTGTTTGATTAAGTGATACACAAAGTTCTACTGTGTTTAGTTTCTGCTTACTACCTTCAATGTTGAATGAGGTAACTAAGTCTGCTGTATCTGCCATACGGTTTGCTTGGTTTGCTACCCATACTAACGTGTTAGTTCTGTCTGCCATACCACGTATCTGCTCAAATAGCATACCTTCTGCTCTGTATTCCCCAACACCGTTATTTAAATTATCATTTTTTAATAATGACGGGTAATCAATGATAACTACGTCTGGCATTTTACCGTGAATACTGCCATAGTTGATTATGTACTGCTCTATATCATCTACTGTTTCTTCTCCAGTAGTGGACTTAGCTAGAGTTAAGTTGCCTAGCATACCTTTCTTGTATCTATCTTGTAGTGCAGTAAGTAAGGTCTTATCCCTTGTATAATTAATGTGCCCCTCGGTAAAGTTTACTAATTGATTCATTTTTGCTCTACCTAGTAATGAAAGTAACCTACCAATCATACGTGCTGTCTTTTCTTCTAGGGCAAAATAGATTACGTCTTGTTTAGCATACTCTACATATTGCTTTGCAATGTTGACTAAAGTTTGGGTCTTACCTGAACCTGACTTAGCTAACACCATGGCTAATTCCCCTTTAGATAAACCGCCACCCATATACATATCTAAGTCTGACCAACCTAACGGAATAGTGTCTTGGTAAGCTGTATTGAATATCTTTAAAATATCGTCTGCATTATCTGTTAGTAGACTTGTTGTTTCAAACCCATCAACTGCATTAGAAAAAGCTAAACTGTTTTTAACAACATCATCAATATCCATTATTACATTTTTGTTGGATAAGTCTTTTCCCGAAGTAATAATGCTTGTTAGCCCACTTACCATGTTAGACTGCCTACTCCAGTCATTAATAGCATCTTTAATACTCTTATCATTGAGGTAGGTATGCTCATCTTTTAAACTGTAAATCTTGTTAACTTGGTTTTCTACAGCTAATTCTGTTTCTGCTGTTAACTTGTTTCTAATTGCAAGTGATTTCTTTGTGTATAAGATTAATGAATTCTTTGAAATAGGGTTATCGTATGTTGCATATAATCGTCTGATTGCTTCTGCTTCAAGTACATAATCTCCGAAGTACTGTTCTGTTAAAGGAATCTTAGATACTAACGCTTTTCCATAAGATACGTCTGTAACTGCTCGATACAAAATCTGTTCCTTGCTAACAACACTTGGTGCTTTCTCCATATTTAATTATTCCCCTAATCTAAATTTAAAGACTTAATGTTACTAATATTAAAGCCTAGTTCTCTGTAATTTTTAATGTTGGCATCTGTGAGTGGACTGCACTCTAATCTGTTCTTACATAATACTCTTAATAGTTTATCATAAGTACCGAAGTTTGATAACGCTAGAGTTAAATTTGTAATTAAATCTGTTCTAGCATGACCACCTGATGCTAAATAATTATTAGCTTGTTGCTGTAGCATATCGTTTCCATTAAAAGTCATAATTTCATTATTAAGTATTAATGTATCGCCATAACTAGCTGTGAATACATCTCTGTTTAACCCTACCGCATTGATAAAATTAATAATCATGGCTTTATTATTGGTTTCTTTAACTTTGTCATATTGACTTTCTAATTTGTCATCATAAGCAGTAGTTAGTGAAAGCTCAAATGACTGTACCATATCATCATACTTACTTTCATCTAAGTAATAGTAGTAATTTAATAAAGCAATGGTTACTGGGTCTGTAGTAAAACTTAGATTATCATAACGTACTGTTTTATCAAATAACCCTTTAGATAATTCATAATACTGTGCCTTAACTTTATCTGAATAGATTCTGTTAAGTGGAATGTATCTGTAACGTTCGTATTTATTAAACAAATAATTAGACCATGCTTGCGTTAAGTATCTGATTAAAGAATACCTAGTAAAGTAAGTATTTTCTAAGTAATCTTGCAATGCTACTAACTTAGCATAACCTACAGAATCAATGAACTCTTTCCCCAGTAATTCTTCATTAATTCCTCGTACTTTAGTTCTGTTAGTCACTGTATTGATTGCAAAATAATAAGCATTATCCCAAAGCAATATTATATACTCCATAATGTATGCTCTGTATAGCGTTTCTGGTTTATAAGAACGAAAAATAGGCTTAGCCATCTTCAATTTCTCAAAGTAAGCTAAACCTATATTTTGCTCATTCATTGTGTACATATTTAAAGCTGTCATTACTTAACTTAAACACCTAGAACTTTAAATTGTTGTTCCTTGTATATATTAACCCGTGCATTTGAGTGCTTAGCTAATATACGGTGTTGCTTGTCTACAAAGTCAAACACATAAGACATTGCTTTACCATTCTTATCTTTACGTAAAACACGCCCTACACGTTGAACAACTTGTCTATATGCTTTTCCCCCACTAGCTAATATTAACACGTCAATTGAAGTTACGTCAACACCCTCATCAAAAATAGAAGTTACTATAACAATTTTTGTTTCTCCTGATTCTAGGGCTGCCCGTTTTCGTTCTCGTTGGTCTGACGACTGTTGTCCGTCTATAATCATTGAATCAACATTATTTGCTGTGAACATATCATGTAAAATCTCACAATGGTCTATCTGTGTAGCAATGATTAATACTGTATGCCCATTATTTGCTGTCTTTGTAGCTAAAGCAACAATCAACTTATTTCTGTAGTCATTCTCAACTATACCTTTTCGGTATATATCAAACCATGCTTTATTACTGATAGTTGAAATATCATCTGGCTGGGTTATCGGTATCATCTGAACGGTTGCATTAGCAGTGTACCCTCTATCAGACATTTCTTTAGAAGTTACCTTAGCTACAATATTGCCATAAATAGCGCTTAATGCTTGCTTTGTTACCTCATCTTTAGGGTCAATTGAACCTGATAACCCTGCACGATATACAGCGTTGGGGCAACTCATTAGTACCTTAAACCATGTATCTGCTTTACTATGATGGCATTCATCTGCTACAAACAAAACAATTGAATCTAAGAAATCTGTCATTCGTTTCTTTTTCTCATAGTCTTCTTTATGCTTTGTCTTAACTAAGTCATAATACTTATCAGATTCTTCTTTTAGTGCCTTTAGAACGTCTTCATCTGTTGCACTTGATTCGTATATATCTTTTAAAGTCTTTTGTAATTGCTGTTCTATTTTCTTCTTAGGTGTGAACAATAACAGAAAGCTACCTAAAGATTTCTTTGGTGTGCCTGATTTCTCAAACTTAGGCAAGTACTCTTTAGCAATCTTCTTGCTAATGCTCTGTTTAGGTGTTAAAGATAAATGTGATTCTGGGTTTAAATTGATAGCTGCATTAACAGTCTGAATTGTACATACCGTTACCTGCTTAATTGTATGGTGCCCACCGCCAATTCTACCAACCTCCATGTTAAGAAATCTCTCTAGGTTCTTAATGGACTGCTTGAAGATTTCAGAAGAGTTAGTAAAGAATGCTACTCTCTGACCTTCTTTTAATTTAGGTAAAGCTTGCTTAATGATTTCTGCACCTACAGCAGTTTTACCTGATGCAACGGCATAATTGATAATACCAGTAGTATTCTTATAAAAGTTCTTTACTGCTGTTACTTGATAAGGTCTTAACTCTAAAGTATGTAAGCCTTTATCTCCTGCTAAATATAAAGTATCTTCTATTTCATCTGGGTCAACAAAAGGTTTAACACCAGTATCTTTTATCTTGTATTCAATACCTAAATCTACTTGTGCGATTGCATTACAAGCTTCATTTAATAAACCAGCTGGAAAAGATAACTCTTTCATATTAAAGAAGTGCTTTTTGCCGTCCCAACTGGGTCTGTTTCTTCTCATATAAAAAGCGTTAGGTACATCTCTAGCTAAGGCTTCATCAATAGCGGTTACTACTCTATCTTTAATTGGTTCTTCATTGTCATTAAACTCAAGGGTACACGTGTTTGTATCTCTAACTATAATCACTTATCTTTATCCTTCTTATTTTCCTCTACTAATTTCTTTAATTCGTTATTGTATTTTCTAGCTTTCTTAAGCTCTTCCTCTAAGTCTTTAGTTAATGCTTGCTGTTTTAACTGTTCTTGAGAAACTGGAAAAGTAACTGCAATCTCTTTCCCTTTATTGTAGTGCTTACGTTCTTCCATAGTTACACCTCAAATGTTTATTCATATATTATATCATTTATTAAGACAAAACAAAAGACGCCTGATTAAGCGTCTTATTGTTATTATTCTTGTGTCCATGAAGCCATGAATTGACTTATGGTTGGTCTTTGTGATTCGTTCTTAGTTGTTAATTTCAAGTGGAACATTATCTCTTTAGCTGGGTTACCTGAAAGCACCTCATTGTAAGATACTAACTTAGAACCATAACCATCTACTGATTTTACCTTTGGTGTTGACCTAAAGTCGTTCCAAGTGTGACCCTCATCTAATGAGTATTGAGGAACTACTGCACTACTTGCAGGTGTGTTCTCAACGTAAGAAAGATAAATGTGATTGAATGGACTATCAGATGAATCAATGTTCAATGTTACATAGTCCCCACGAAGTGCTGACAAGTACTTACCAAAGACAAGTGAAGATAATGATAACAGTGGCGATACATACTTAGTTGCCTTGAAAGTGGCTCTCAATTGAATCTGGGATATAACACCACCAGCATCATTTAAGATACCAGTTGTTACTGGTAACCAAGGCATATTATCCAATGGTTCTGATTGATTATCGAATATTGCTCGATATTCCCAAGTACAGCCAGTGTTTGCAGGGGTTAAGTAAGTTGCAAGTAATGCAAATTCATCTGCATTAACTCCAGTCATTGGGTCAAATAAAGCTACACATGGTTCAGTACTATACTTAGCCACGTTTACTCTAAATGCTAAATCAGAAGTTTGGTCTGCCGACCAAGTTGCGTTGTTTGAAGATTCAAACATAACACCTGCTGTGTACAATTCATTACCATAAATTGGTGTCTTAGTACCATAAATGAGTTCTCCCAGTTTACCTTGCCATACTGAATAGTCATTTGAAGATGAAACTACTGAAATTGCTAATGATTCGCCACTAGCAATTGTTACTGGGTCTGTAAACTGTGCCCTAGTCCATACACTACCATCACTAGAAACTTTAACGTCACTAGGGTTTAGATAAGTTGTTGCACGTACTGTCTTAGTTGGGTAACCACTATCTGACATTTCACGCAACTCTACCTTAACACCCACTGTATTACTCTTAGTTGCAAACTTTAAGTCTACAGAAGTGATTTGAGCGTCCATTGGTGCTACAAATGATTCTGCTACGGGGTCATAAGTCCAATATGTTACATTAACTGGTGTGATAACTTGTTCTACATTTTTGACTTTACCTTGAGAAGTAAATGGTGCATTAGCTGTGTTATGTGCTGCTTTAAGCTCTACCTTAACAGTACCACATTTAACTGTGTCCTTAGGAATAGTAAACTTACCTTTAGCTGACCCATCTGCTAAAGCCATAATAGAACCGCTCTTAGATGAACCTACTGAATAGCCAGTGTCTGGTGTGATATTGCACTTAATACCTGCAAAGTAAATCTCTAAGTCATCTGCGTATGGTGCAAGACCAGTAACTGCAAACTTAATATCCATAGAACGCATAAACTCGGCATCTTCGGTGCCCAAGTCGTTTGTTGTAGTTTGAGTATAGCTATTACCACCAAGATAATGCCAGCTATAGTCGCCAAAACCACCACGACTGTCTTGACTTACATTCTTAGTAGGGTTGGTAATTGTTCTTACTGTCTTTTGCTCTGACCATGAATCTGCATTTGGTGTTAAGTTAAGAACACCTTCAAACTCTGCAATATTATCTCTGTTAACATTAATTGAACTAGAAACAATATCTTGAGTAATCATTGATTCTTCTGTAAATGGTGCAGTTAGTAAGTGACCATTTGTACTTAACATTTGAGCAGCTGACTTACTATTATTGAAAATCATCTGCAATGGTGTTTGAGTAGTGTAAGGTAAAGTAATATATTGGTGGGCTGTGTCCATTGTTACATCTGCACTAAATGGTTCAGTTACACTACTACTTGTTTGATAGTTCTTGTTAAACTTAACGTCATCAACAAAGCTATCTGTATATACCCCACGAAGTGCTGTAGGGTTATGCTTTTGAATTTCTTGTGCGTTTAGAGAGTTAATTGCTGTGTTGTATTCGTTACGAATAATACGTTTCTTGAGCAAGTTTAATTCTCTAAATGTTAAGTTAGTATCAACACTAGTATCACATTCCCCATCATTTGAGTTAGGGAACATTGTAATAGTACCAATAGTTAATGTAAGTGGGTCATTCACTACTGGTGGTTGAACAACATTTTGTCGTGCTGGCATACCTTCATGAACTGTGAAGTTACCATAACGGTCTAAAGTGATTAAGTCAGTTCTGTATAGGTAAGCTGTATAAGTAACGGTAATGTAGCCGTTATTCTTTGGCTTACTTGGCTTTTGAGTACCAGCACCGGTTGCCCTACTAAAGTCAATCTTAGCAAAACCATTTACACCGGAATCAATAATTACATTGAAGTCAATACCTTTATCATGCAAAATCTTGTTGTATGTAGCCTTAACCATGTAAGCACTATTTACAGGTGGTTGAGAACCACTAGTACCATTCCAAATGATACTGTTACCCTGCATGTTGTAGTCCCTACCTGCTTGGTAGACCTTACCATCTTTAGTTGTATAAACAGAATCAATAGAAACTAAGTTATCAACAATAAAGTCTGCACTACCCATAGCCTTATGAGTAACTGAAATATCTTCTTGTACTTGAGCTGTTACTAAGTCAACAGATTTTACATTAGCTTGATTCAATACATATACGTCTGTACCAGTTGTATATACATGTTGCTCATTCTTAATCTGTTCTGTGTTTAAAGCTTGTCGAATATCAACTTGTGATGCATAAGGCTTATCCACTAAATAACCTTGAACATATGCTTTACCAGCTGCAATGTTTGCAGTTGCTAGTCCTGCCTTACCATTAATATTCTTACCTACAGATAATTGAAAACCAATATTGCTGTTGGAACCAATTGAATAGGAACCTAAAGCGTTAAAGTCATGTTCTGCAACAACGTCATTAATCTTAGATAGTTGACTATTGCCTTTGGTTAAAAATAGCTTACCATCATTAAATTGGTAAACAGTAGCAGCTGCATTATCATTAGCAACTAATTCTACAGTTTCAACTAAACGGTCAGCACCGGCTTGATTGGTTGCATTTGTTGCTGGTGCATTTCCTAGTAACGTATTATCGTCATTGTAAGTCAATACGCTTTGTACTAAACGTACACCTACAGTTTCTAAGCCCGTACCCTTAATAGTTACTGTTTGCTTCTTAAAGTTGCGAACCTTACCAGCTAAGTATACTAAACCATCATTAACAGTAATATTATTACCTTGTTGAACGAAGGTCATGCCTTGTTGCATATCCCCATCTGATGCAATAATGTTACCTAGTGCCTTCATGTAGTATTCTTGAATAGACTGTATTTCATTTACTTCTGCGTTCTGTAAGGGTCTATCTGCTTGAAATAAAACCTTAGTCCAGTTGTTTGCGGAATTAAATCTATCGTAATAAGGTGCGCCAGTCTGGTTAACTGGGCTAAGTATCTCGGTATTTTGTGCCATATTTTAATCTTCTCCTCTAGTCTAAAGCTGGCAATACACTATAAACTGCACCTACAGTTACTGGGCTAGTCTTAGTAATATTAATTAGCTTAGTATTCTGAATTGAAACCATTGTTCCAAGTTTGTCTACTTGCGGTGGCAGGATAATTGTATTCTTAGCATCTGCTTTAGGTTTAAAACCTACGAACATACCCACTTCTCTAAACTGTATTTCTTTTTGCAAAGATGCATAATCAAACTTAGAAGATACATATACATATACAGCATCTGGGTCTACTACTTCATTGTTTGCTACAGGTAAGAAGAAACTGCCACCTAAAGCAACAGTATTATTAGTAGCTTTATCTACCTTCTTACACAAGAAAACTTTTTGTGCTTTCATGTAAGCAATTGGTTCATCTAAAGCAGTAGATTCAGGGTTAGTATCTGGTACCGTGTTCTCGTCAGCCCAAGGGGTTGACTTACCTAAACCCAGATAAATATTGGGCGCTTGCTCAAATATCATCTTTGCTAATAAAGCTTGTGCTTGTTTGGTTGCTGTTGTCATTAGTTACCCCCTTGTTGAATGAACATATCTATGTCTAATCTATTACCCATTGTGTTATATGTTAAGTTAGGGACAATTCCTAAGTAGAATTCATGTATATACATATCTACATTATCTAAGTCCCCTACACTTATGCTGTAGTCATAACATAACTTACCCAGTTTATCTTTAGTAAACATATCTGGAACTACTTTATCTTTAGTAACAAAATGTTCTTTCTTTCCGTCATAAATAACTTCATAGTCTAGATAAATGTAGGTTTCACTCTGATTCAACAAAGCTAAACACTTGTCATAATAGTTACCGTTGCCACCATACTTTGAAACTAAATGACTGTAGTTATCAAATATGTAGTCTTGTATATGAAACAAAAAATGCTGAACAGTATCTGTTGATAGTCCAATATCTTCGGGTGCTGGTGTCCAACCCTCAATAACATTAGCAGCTTCAATATCAAGATACTTATATAATTGTGCTAGTCCATTGCCTACATAAAGAGAACCAGTATCGTTGGTAGTTAGTGCATGAATACCATTATTATACACGTATGGATATAATTTCTGCTTAATGGAATTTGTTCTGATATTAGACTTGATTTTATCCTCTACCAACTAATACAGACCTCCTCATTCATTAATAATATAGCACTAGCTATTTAGAATCGTTGCTTTTCTCGGTAGTTGTGCTACCTTTGCTAGAGTTGTCTTTACTTGTGGCACCTGAACCACTTGAACTAGAACTTGCTGTACTTCCTGCTGAACCAGTTGAAGAACTAGCTGAACTAGAATTACCTTTAGAATCACTTGTATTACTGCCTGCACTTGATGGTGTAGAATTGGTATCTTCTGGATAAGGCTTACCAGTTATTTCCTCAAAATCTTCTTTATTTAACTCGCCTATTGCTATAAAGTGAAGAATATCTGCATCTTTAGCTCCCTTGTTTCTATAACTTCTTATCATAAAGTCTAAAAGATACTTATGGCTTAATTTTCTACCTGATATTGCCATTACTTAAAACCCCTTTAATTATTCGTTTGAACCACTATTTGTTACCATATAAATTAAGTCTAGTAACTGTGAGGATAAATCTTCTAATGATTTGTTTGTATCATCTAATGACTTAGTTAGATTAGATACTTCTTCATCTTTTGTTTGTAATTTATTATGTAAGTCTTCAATAGCAGCACCTTGTGCTTCAACGTTTAAGTCTACCCAAACATTCTTTTCCCAGCTATACTTTGGGTCTACCATGTTCTCATCTGGTGCATCAACTACATGAGGGTATTGGTTCATTGCTATCTTGTACCCTAATATGGTAGGAATACAATTACCGTGCGTATCAGAATCATAGACTAATTGTTGTGTTTCTGAATTACTTATTTCTGGTAAGTTATTTCTTATTTCTTTCCATTTAGGTTGTTTATTTGTATTATCTGTCATTGTTATTCCTCACTTATTAATTATCCCCACCGCATACCGTTCCAACTAGTAAAATTAGGGTTTATATTAGTTATGCTTGGTGTTGTCCTTGCATATGAAGGTCTATCACCATTACCATATACTTCTTGAACCATAGTCCTACCATCTTCTGACTTAGCTGTAACGTAATAGGCATTTGTAGAGCTTGAATAAGGTAAAGACATGTAATCGTAACCACTTTCTATAGTGTAGATTCCTTGAGGGTAAACTAACAAGCTATCTGCTTCTGCTGAATATTCTTTACCTAAGAGATTAAGGTCTGCTTTGTTAGGCAAAGCACTAATTCTACTGTACAATGAAAAAGGGTTGTTTTCCCCTACATTATTATAAATATCAGGGGCATATGGAAGTTCAGTAGTTACAACATTCTCTCTAGAATATGTTCCTGCATCTGTCTTTTTATCAGTAACCACTAATGTATATGTATCAGTACCACTCCCTGATGGTACATATCTAAATACATAACCAAACTTTGAAGCATAATTTGTTACAGTAGCCATATCTTTAAGTGCTACTACGCGCACCTTGGGCTTATGATAACTACCATAAATAAGAGGGTACCCACCCATATCAGGTTTACCTAAATAAATCACACCTTGATTACTTCGATTATTAGTTACCGTAAAGCCATAGCCCTCTATATAAACATAGTATTTAACCTTATTAGAATATAAGTGTACATATTTTCCTTTATAGGTAGCACTTGTTATAGAACGATATGAGCCTTGTGTACTAGTAACTTCTTTTCCGTCAGCATCATAAAAAGCAAAATCTGAAAGGTCTGAATGTTGTATACCTATCATATAGCCCATAGTAGCCAAATCTGAATAGGCTCTGTATGTTGATGCACCGTCAAAGTTAGAGTCTGATGCGAACTTTTGAGCAGCAATCGCTTTAAACATGGTTAACTCATCTTCAACTATACCAAATGAAGTTTCTGGTACATAAATAAGAACCCTAATATTAGTGGTATCTTTCTCAGTTGCCTTATTCCAAAATTTAAACTTATCTGCATAGACCCCTATTACTTCTAAATTAGTTAAATAGTTTAGAGTGGTCATGTAGTAACCGGTTCTCACTAAATCACTTAAGGACTTTACTTTTATGTATTTTGTTGTGTCATCTGTAGAATAAATAAAACCACTATCTACAGTTTGATTCTCATCAAAATATCTATACCCTCCGGTGTAACTTGTTGTATTTATTACAAAACCCATGCATAATACTCCTTAATAATTAAAAATTATCTATATCTAGTTCCAGTAGAATAAGCCATTTCTATTTTTAGTTGACTTATATATAGCCGTTTCTCTACAGCTTGTTTCAGCAAAACTGTTTGCAACATTAGCTACATGACTTGCTACCAAAGATATTTTGTAGGTAAGCTCATTATAATTAGATGTAACTGAATTATTAATAGTTGTAAGGGTTGTATTTATATCCCCCATCTTGCCAATAAGATTGTCTAGGTCATCTACATTTAAAAACCGTCTAAACTTAGGGCGATAGTTAGGACTTGTAACAGATACTTGTCTGGTATAAAAAGTCATATCAGTAGCAGCTAAGCCAGTATATAGGCAAACAATTTGAGTTACTCTTCGCTCGTCTAGTCTAAACACCTGCAAAAAGCCCCACTTATTAGGATAGGTACTATCCTTACCATTATCCAAAATATCTTGTATACTTGATGAAACTTTAGAAGCTGTTAGGACAGCGCCTGCAAGTTTATAAATACCTGAATCTAGTGTAATATCCAAGTCTAAAGTTTTACCATCAGCATATACAAAGTCTGGATTATCAAATGAAGGAAGAACAAAATTACCAGCAGAATCAGGTTTTTTACCATTAATGGTTTTAATCTGACCTAGTGTAGCTATTGTATTATTTAGCTTGTCTAAGTCATCTGAATACAATAAGCGTCTAAATGGTGGTCTGTATTGGTCATTAACCCCACCAATAGAACGGGTACAAATTGTTAAGTCTGGGTTAGTAACACCAGTAAAGACAATTAATGTTTGTTCTAAGTTCCATTTATCATGAGCATTCACAATTAAGTATGCACATATTGTTTTACCGTCACTATTTCTAGGAACATTGTTTAATGCACTAGGGTTAGTGGAACATGCAATAGTTGCGTCCATAATGTTATAAATACCCGATTGCTTAACTTTATCAAAGTCAATTGTTTGACCACTCACATAGTTAAAGTCTGCATTATCCAAAGATGGTAAATTGAAGTTGCCGTCTTTATCTGGTAAAGCATTGTTTATTTTCTTAATTCCACCTAGAACGTCTTCTGCACTAGGGAACCATGTTAAGTCTGGTGGTGTTAGTCCATCATCTTTCCATTGTGCTATCTTAGGCTGACTGATACTTACTTCGGCAGTTTGTCCATACAGGTATAGGTCTAATTTAATAACATCTGTTGCTTTAGGACTGTTATTAGTAACTTTATCTGTCTTTAACACACTAGACTTATCTGAAATAATGTTATTACCATCAATAGTTACAATTGGCAAAACGTCACTTGCAGAACTATCAATCACAGTACCCTTACTATCTACTTTACTTAGAACAAGCTTACAATAACCCTCACTAGTTTGCATATCTACACTAGCAGATGCGGAATACATTCCCTCGGTATCAGATAAAGCAATGTAGTCGTTACCTACGTTGTAAGAACCTATGTTTATCACATTAACCGCATCATTAGAATATAAGTTACCGCCCCAAAGTCTTACTTCTGTAAAAGCTGTTACTGGATATTTAGATACACCATTCTCATCTGTATATGGTGCTGGTACCCATTCCATATCTGGTTTCTCATCATTAGATTCCCAGTTACAAATTTTAATTGTGTAATCAAAGTTACCTACAACATTAGTAGTTGGTATTATGTAATTTTTATCTGTACCAATTAAGTCACTACCTAGAATTACATATTCCCAACTATAGAAACCATTACCAGTAATTAAGCTGTCATTGTCTAAAGAAGAAATAGGTGGTATTAACGTCTTGTAACTATCCAACTTATCGTTATCAAGTACAAAAGCGTTACCATTAGCATTCTTAGATTTTAAAGCAAAAAAGTTACCACTCTTAAAGTTTGATACCCTAACTTGCAATTTAACAACAACACGCTTATTTGTAATATCTTGACTAAGCATCATCTTAGGGAATTCTACTACTTGGTCATCTGTGCAAGTATGGTGGGCTGCTGCGTTCTTTGTAGCTGCTTCTCCAATAACAAGGTTCTCTGACGTTACTTCTAAACCATTATACCATATTGCTACGCTCGTTGCGTTGGCTGGTACAGTAAAGGTGTCGCTTACATTGAAAAGCTCACTACTTGTCTGTTGCTGGAATGTAAAGGTCTTAGTCTGACTAACATCTAGCATTACACCATTAGCATTATAGAAATGCAGGGTAACTGTTACAGTTGACTTTCTCCACTCATTGTACTTAGTACTAATACCAACCATACTCAAATCGTTTGCTTTAAGCGTTGGGTTTACATAAATACTATATGTGTAGCTCTTACCACTCTGAACCTTTGTCAAAGTAGATGCTAATGTACCATCATTTGGCTTATCAAAGTCCCCTTTGACTGCTATACCTTTATCAAGTACTGAATTTTTCCATAAGTTGTCGGGCTTTGCAGCAGCATTTACTGGTATTTTTTGTTTCTTGTTAGTAGTTCCTGAAAGTAAGTTAGGTGCAAAAGTAGGCACAGTAACATTACCAGTATCGTCTGGCTTGTTTACCGTGTTTACTGACTTAATAGTATTCTTTCCACCAACACCTAACTGAATGTTACCGTCTTTATCTGGCTTAATGTTATTAACGGTTTTAATGTTACCAGTTAAGTCTAAGTCCACGTTACCATTGGCATCTGGTGTAATGTTGTTAATGGACTTAACATTATTAGTTATTATTTTCCATGGTAAATAAGATTTGCTAGTTCGGGTTCTTTGCTTAATACTACCATCTGAACCATACATAATCTGCATGGTGTAATCGCTTGAAGCAAAGACTAGTAAAGTGTTATTCGCACCTGACTTAGTATGCTGAATGTACCAACCAGTTGCTGACACAGCATCAAGATTCTTCTTATCGTCTAGTACACCTTTAAAGGCATAATAACTAGACATATCAAGAACAACATTTCCTGACTGGTCTGGCTGAACACCATTAACTGTTTTAGTCTTGCCCAGCGGTTCAAGCATTTCTTCCATTTCTTGTTTTGAAAAGTAAATAGAAGATAAGTCTATGTTGCCATTATCATCTGGTTTAGTACTGTTAATGGTTGAAACAATTGGAATATCGGCAGTTGTGCCTTCCCCTAAGTTCTTTCTCCACTTTAAAGTACCACTAGAGGTATATTTAGATACAGTGTTAGACGCATCTCCAACATATATATCATTAGTTCCTTTATCTACAGTAATTGAGTAAATAGGGTTGTCTAACTTGATTGGTTCTGATGCAACACCATCTCCAGTAAATCTGGTTAAGTTACCACCAGTATCTCCTACCCAAACGGTACCACTAGTATCTGCTACTACAGCAGTTATGATATTCCCTAGTGATTTTACCCATACTTGCTGTAAGGTATCTTTAGGCATTTAGTTCACTCCTTAATCGTCAATAACCGCAAAAATATCTTTAACCTTAATTACTAAATAATCTTCGCCCTTATAAGTAATTGGCAAACCGGCATAAGCATCAAAGATAATCTTATCTCCCTCATCAACATAGCACTCTACATACCTACCATATGAGTAGTACTTGTCACTAATAGATACTACAGTTGCTGTGTTTGGTTTATCTACTTGTGCGTTAGGTAGTAAAATACCACCTTCATCTTTAGTATCTTTGGGTTTGTCTACTTTAATAATTACACTGTCGTTTTGCGCTTTAATCATATTAATCTACACCTAGTTTAAAATTGAGGATATATAAGTCTGCGGCTGTACCATTCTTTATCTTTAAATTCAGAAACTTGCCTGATGACTTAGCCGCAAACACTCCATGGTAGGTTTTTACATCTCCGTTGGTGTACAGCTCTGAATCAAGTACTACCTCATCTTTATTTTCCAAAGTAATAACAATTCTCTTCTTTTTATCTGCATCATCTGACGCATAGTTCATTAACACCGTATAGGTCTTACCTGCAACTGTTGGTATAGATAATTCGTACAAGTTATCTATCTTATCAACGTTTTGCTTTGCTATTGGTACCCCAGTCTTTAAAGCTATGTTTCTATTCTTTAATTTAGCAAAGTGTAATTTTGCACCTTGAGGGTAATACCGCTTAGTATGCCTTAATTCCTCTTCTGAATGAGTTACGTTAGTGTTATTTATAATATCTACATAGTAAGGACTTGGTACATCTACTTCTGATGGTGCTGGTGTCCAATGTAAGTTTGGCGTATCTCCACTAGCTAACTTAAATTCCTTTATCTTGTAGCCATTGTAGTAACCATCTTCATCTTTGTAAACACTGTAAGTCATATCCATTTCTTCTGCTGAATAGACTGCAAGTTTGACTTTTAAATCTATATCTGCATCTAAATTAGTTTTTACAAAAATACGGTTTGCTGTAGCGTTCTTCTTTAGTGCGTGCTTATTTGTTGTTAATGTATACGTGTAAGTACCATCTTTAGTTATTGGTGCAGGTGGTGCTGTTTTTAGTTTTGGCTTGATAAGTACATCTGAACCATCTAACTTACTTTGGTCTAAGATAAATGGTGTATTATCACTTGTTTCTGGTGGCTTTGCAGTAGGGGATATTGGTACCAACTGTTCCCAGTTATCCGTATCTTGACCATCTACAATTGCTAAGTAACCTTTATTCTTTAAGTTCTTAACTGTAAATTGAACCATTGTAGTTATTTGTTTTGTACCTAAGTCACTACCTAAATCAAAAGATACTGGGAAACCTTCTGTTCCGTCATTATGGAAACTAGCTTGTGATTTCTTTACTTGGTTATCTGTAATACTAGAACGGTTATCAATGGCAACTTGTACGGTAGCTGTCTTTGCAGGTGCTACTGCTGACAAATCTACAGGTGTGAACCCCTTCATCTTAATGCTACTCCATCTACCGTTATGCTTTATTTCTGGACTAGCAGTACTCTGCAATATCATTCCAGCGTCATTTAAGAAATTAAGATATACCTTTGCCCTTATATCTGGGTTAATCTTACCCCTGAAACTGTATCTAATACTTGGCTTTGCGTCTACATCTTGCTTGAAACCAACTTGCCGTGATTGCTCATTAGCTGACGTACCTAACAGTAAGTTGTCTGCATTCTGATTTCTACCCATAGGGCTAACTAAAACGTCTGCACTGTTTAGCTTACTTTCGTCAAGGATAAACGGGTTTAAAGTACTTAATTGCGCTTCCTTGTAATTATAATCGTCTAAGCCTAGCTTGATTGTTTGAGGGTCATAATTGGAACCCATTTCAAGTCCAATAGCATCTTCATAAAGTGCATCTTGTGTACCTAGATAAGTTATCTTATTATCTTTATTCATCAAAGGGTTGTAATTGGTATAGACCTCTATTCCAGCTGCCTTAAATGCATTGATAACTTTCATAATATCATCTGTAATTGGTACACCTAATGAAACATCAATTACACAATAACGATAGTAGGAACCTTGTAGGTGGTCTGCACCATCTAACTTACTCTGGTCTAGAATAAAGATATTGCGCCATGGCTCATAAATATCAACATAAGCATCTTTATCTTTCAAGTAGTACTTAATCGCATTAATGATTGCCTGCTTGCTTGAACGTGGTAAAGTTAAATACTTAATTAATCGGTCACGATAATGGTCATCATCTTCATTTTTATCTCTAGGTAAGCCCCACCAGTCGCCATAGTAGTTTAAGTAGGCACCTTTTGCGGTAGCTAGTGCTTCTAAAGGTCTGTCTAACAGTACTTTCTGCTCTACTTCACTTAGACCTTTATCAATAGAATGTAAGATAGCACCATTAGTAGTTCGGTTATCCTCGTTTTCAAGTCTATTGAATAACGGGTGTAAATTTTTCCAAAAAGACTTCACTAGCTAGTGCCCTTCCTTTCTTAAACTAATGCTGTTACACGACCATAGTTATCATATTGTGTCTGTGTAATAATGCTACCGGTTGTGTCATATACAGTTTCAATTGAGCCAGTATTATCGTATGATAATGACCTAATTGGTACGTTGTAGTCGTCTAACACTGTATATTTGTTGCCTTCAACTCTAACAAGGTCTTTATCTGGGTCAAAACCTAAATCATAAGGTAATGTAGTTATAATAACATGATTTGCGTCATAATAAGTTACGCTTACTGGGGTAGTTGAAGATTCTGTTCTACTGTAGTTGTTAGATGAGTTGTAGTAAACAAAGCCAAGTAATTTTGTACCACCATCTGATTCATCTGGAACTGTTGGTGTTTCATCTGTATCTGTGTCTTCATCTACATCATCTGCTGGAACTTCATTCTTACCGTTAAAGTTAGGTTTAGTATCAGTTGTTATGTAAATGTTACCTGAACGGATAATCTCTTCTGGTGCTGTAGTATAAGTTGCACCACCTATGAATTGAACGTCACGTATGATTGAACTGTAACTAAGTACCTTTTCAATTACATTACTTACGATTAAATCATCTCCAGCATTGAAATGATTCAAATAATCTATTATGTATTGCCTTAAACCTTCTTGAAAAGCATCTGTTACTAAATCTACATCTGTTACTGCTAAGTTAATATTCAATGATATTTTAACTTTATTAAGTGGCAGTAGTTTGTAGCCTACTCCTGCTGCCTTGTAGTCTTCAATCATGTTGTAGCACTTAGCTTTAGTTGAATCTGATAAATTACCATTAGCATCATGAGCATAAATATCAAAATAGCCAGTATGCTCTTCTAGAAAACAACCAGTTATTTCTGGAATAGTATTAATACCATAAAGAACACTTCTTTCAGTTCCTCTACCTCTAGTTGCAACAAACTCTCTAAATCTCTTCTTTAGTTCGTCTGCTGTTTCCTCATCTCTACCAGTTAAGAAAGGGTCTTCATTAGTTACCTTTAATACGGATAACTGGGTAGTAGACATAGCATCTATATAATTAGCTGGGATATTAGATTTTGCACCAGCAGTATTACATACAACTTCAATTTCAAATGACGTTGTGCCTTGCGGAATTAAGTATGATTGCTGTGTTCTAAAGTAAAGTGATTGACTGTTCTGACTAGTAGAAAATACGCTAGTTCCTCTACCTAAGACTACATCTGTAGTCAATGGCGAATATAAATCTACCGTTACGTTACCAAAAGAATTCTGTGCTTCTTTAGGTGTGAAATCGAATGCATCTAAAATAGCATGGTCAATTGCCCATGTTACATTTTCTGTTGATAGCTGGTATAGCTCTTCTAACGTCAAAGAAATAGATTCATAAATTGAACGGATAACTGAACCTTGCGTAAAGTCGGTTATCTGGTCAGTATGCATACTCGTATAGTCAATTAATTCTGACAGAATATCAGAAAGTCTTTTTACTTTTAAACTGCCTAAGTCCATAAATAGTTTACCGCCTTACAAAATCAAAAAATTGTTGTCGTTATCCCTTTGAATTAATAACTTGAAATAGGTTTCAAATGAATACAAGCTTATTTCCCACTTGCTTTCATATGCTTCTCCATCAATTAAAAATTCTTCTACTTTAGCTGACCTAATTCTAGAATCTCCCTCTAAGCATTCTTGAATAGTAGAGTTAATATCATAAGCTGTTTCCATGTTGTTTGGTTTACCCATTAAATACTGAATGTTACTGCCATAGTCTGGGTGTAATGCTAATGAACCCTTTGGTGTTAACAATCTCAAGTACAACATCTGGATAATATTATTCCTACCTCTAACTAGGTCAATATCGCCCTTGCCGTTACCCGTAAGCTCTAAGATTTCATCTTCTGTTGCATGAATTGAATTCTTCGGGTTAATCTCTACTGCTAAGTCATTACCTAATACAATTTCTTCTAGAACACGCTTATCATAGTTATTCAGCGTGTCCGTATCAATATCGGCTAAAGTCTTTTCTTCGGGGATAATTAATGTGTCCCCTAAAGTCACTAAGTGCTTGTAATTTGTGTTCTTCTCTTCTGGGGTATCAACTATATACGGATATTGTAGGTTATTCTTCTTAACAAGCTCTATCCACTTACTAGCATCTCCCATTTCACGTTCTGCAATAATCTGGGGCGATTCGCCATATTTAACTATGTGTTTCTTAAATCTAGCCATCTTCGAATTCATCTTCCTTAATAAAGTCTAGTTGATTCTTCAATACCCCTAAACAAGCACTTATATCATATAAATCTCCTAGAACACTTGCGTTAGTGTTTGAATCAGATAAATAGTCAATCAAATATGCAATATTATTAACCACTCTGTTGAAATCATTTTTGTTTAAATATTTCAGAAAGTCTGGGTTATCATCTATCGCATATGTAAACGAATACATATCTGCAATGGTTGACTTAAATAGCATGTACACTTTATAATCTTGTTCCTTTAACCCTGAATTTATTAACCAGTAAGTTAAAGAATCTTCTCCTAAGTCTAGGTTAGTATTGATTATTCCAAGAACACCAATACTTTCTAAGAATGTTCGGGTAGCATTCGATACCTTTAAGTTTGGTGTGTACATTCTTGATATATATGTTTCTGTGTTATCTATTACATTCCCTGCATTGACTACATTCTCATCATTAGCTACTTCCATAGTTGACAAGAAATTGTACATCTCAACGCTCATTTCTCGTGCTACTAATTTCATGTTTACTTACCATGCTTCTTTTTTAGCTTTGCAGTAGCTTTCTTGATACTCTGTTTAGTTGCGTGTGCATCTTGAATAGTGTTTACTAGCTTTGCATCTGTCTTAGAAACTGGACTAGTTGCATCTTGACCTTTACTAATACTAGAACCTGAACCAGTACCTACAACGGCAGTCAAGGAAGAATCAATAGTAGGTGTATCATCTCCACCAATGACCATTAAAGTTAATGTGTACTCATACAGTAATGGTCTATTTAAACTTCTAGCATAAGTAAAACCATCTGGTGCAACCGTTACTGTGTAGTACTTGTTATCAGTATAGTTATTAAACTTCATGATATTGTTATAAGTAGCTTGGTTTAGAATGTAACCATTAGCACAATAACTATTAACTAAATCGTATGCTTGAGCAGCTGAAATGTTGTTTGCTGCATCTGC